AAGAAATCAGAGCAGCAGAAGATCCAGAGTTCGAGACATTCTATACCAAGAACATTCTCTTGAATGAAGGTCTTCGTAACTGGATGGCATCTGTTGACCAACCACATGAGAACTTTATCTTCCCAGAAGAAGTTCTACCGCGTGGAAACGCACTCTGATTCATGATATAATTAGAGGGGTAAGACCCCTCTTTTTTATGGGAAGTTATGACACTGATTATAAGACCTCCTAAACTTTTATTCCCATCAAAAATTCAAGTTTCTTTTGACTCGAACTTTAATGAGTATAAGGATGGAATGATTGAATGGATGCATGGGTATGCTAAAAATAATGAGTCATATCATAGAAGTAATCATGGTGGATATCAAAGTCCAGATCAATTCTTTCGAGAGGAAACTTTTGGGCAATATCTAAATAGAATCTCGGAGCATATGTTTACATCCCTTGAAGAGTATGGGAATGGTATCAGAGTATCTGATCACAACCTATACTTATCTAATATGTGGTTTAATTTTAATAGAAAAGATAATTACAACATAACACACACTCATCCTGGATGTATAGTCTCTGGTGTTCTGTATGTTCATACCCCAGAGAACTGTGGTGAGATTGTATTCATCGATCCAATGGCACATAACTCATCTGAGATTGATGAAAATATTAGTGAAACATATACTCCAGTAGAAGGGGAAATGATTTTGTTTCCAGCACATCTTCCTCATAGAGTAGAACCAAATTACTCAGATGATCTACGCATTTCAGTCTCCTTTAATATCTGTGCATCATGATAGAAATTATCGATAACTTTTTAGACCAAGAATACTTTGACTTCCTTAGTGGGAACATCATGTCTCACAATTTTCCATGGTTATATGAGTCAAGGGTTGCTAATCTAGACGAAAAAAAGGACAAGGATTTTTACTTTACTCATAGAGTGTATGATGATTTTATCCCACAAAGTTCTTTCTTTGATGAGATGATCCCTCTCATGCAGCAGATGGATATTCATGCTCTCGTTAGAATCAGAGCAATTCTATATGCGAATCAGGGTGAGCAGATCATTCATGATAAACATCGTGATTATAATTTCCCACATAAAACAGCATTACTATATCTGAATACTTGTAATGGGTTTACTGAGTTTGAAGATGGTGAGAGAGTAACCAGTGTTGCTAATAGACTAGTTAAATTTGATGGGTCTACACTCCACAATAGTTCTACTTGCACCGATGAAAAGGTGCGGGCGGTTATCTCCATCAATTACTTCTAATAAATAACTTAAAAGCATCTATGTAAAATAATGCCTACCGCAATTAAGCCGAAACGAAGTACGCTCATCGGTAATATTCCGAGTGTTGCCGACCTTCAGGATGGTGAAATAGCCGTTAATATTACAGACCAAAAGGTCTACATTAGAAACGGCAATATCATTGAGACAATCGCGTCTGCTGCTACTGGTGCAACTCCTGTATGGAACTTGCTGAGCAGCAGTGCAGCTATTGTTGGTAATAAGCGTTATCTATGTGATACATCTGCTGGTGAAATCACTTTGACGATGCCTACCGTTGGTCTGGTGCCTGGTGATAGCATCGAATTGCATGATGCAGCAAATACTTGGCACATAAATAATGTTATATTGACCGACGCTGTGAATTCTTTTAGAGATGTCGTTGGTAACCTTGAGCAACCCCCGCTCATTCTTGATGTCTCATCAGTGACTGTGCTCTTATTATGGACAGGAGTTTATTGGAGTATCATTAGCTAATGGCACTTACACTAAGTAATAGTCACTTTCAACCAGAAGACTCGAAGGGATACTATGTGTATGCCCTGCGCCGTGATGAGAATCATATGTTATGGCTAACGAAAGTTAGTACTGCTTCTACAACTGAGACCTTTGATCCCTTTAGAACAGATGGTAGACAGGTAGAAGAGTTCGGAGACTATGATGATTATGTCGAAGAGACTACCGAACAGAAAGCAGTCAGCAATGACCCAGCAGATAAATACCAACAGATTCGCTTTGATAGGCGGAATGTAAATTATTATTTGGACTCTGAAGGATACTTTGTTCTTCAGGTAAATGGAAACCACACATACTCTGGACCTGTATAAAGAGAACCAACAATGGCAGAATTTAGACTTGGCAGACTGAAATTTAACTGGCGCGGAGCATGGGTAGGTTCCACCGCGTATGTTATCGACGATATCATTAGATTCGGGGCGAATTCCTATGTCTGCATTGGGAACCATACTTCCCAAGCCCTCGCCGCAAACTTCCCTAGCGATGCTGCCTATTGGCAACTCCACACAGGTGGTTTTGACTACGCTGGAGACTTCAATATAAGTACAGCATATGTTGTAGACGATATCATCAAGGAAGGTGGTAACCTCTACATTTGTACCAACCAACACACATCTACTGGCGTAGCAAGTGCATGGTACTCTACAGACTATCCCCTGCATTGGCAGTTATTCCAGGAAGGTCTGAACTTTAGAGGTGCCTTTGCCACTGACAGCTATTATGGCATCAACGATGTCGTGTCTTTTGGTCCAAGATACTATCGTTGTACCGCTCCATTCACCGTTGCTGGTGACATTGATACTGAACTCACCGATCCTGCTGGTATTGGATCTGATCGTTTCTATCCTCCCTCCGCAAACTTTGATGAGTTCTCTCAGGGTCTGAGCAATCAAGGACAGTACATGTCTACTGCCAGATATCAAAGAGGTGATATCGTTGAATATACTGGAGCAACTTATGTTGCTATTGGCACCAATCCTTATGGTGCTCAACCTAATCAGAGCACAAATCAGTGGAAGTTCCTGAACCTGGGTATCGGCACTGGCGGTGCTGGTCAGTGGGATGAGACTGTAGTATATTCCAAGGGTCAGATTGTTCGCTTCGGTGGTAACACATATCAAGCTGACCAACTTGTCATCCCTCAGTTCTCTAGACCAACTGGAGCAGCTCAAACCACCGTCGATGAAGGTCTGAACGGATGGTCTCTGCTGTCCCGTGGAACCAACTGGACTGGCACTTATTCGACATCTACCAAGTATGAAATTAATGATCTGACTGAGTACAGTTCTTCCACTTACATCTCTGTTGCTTCTAGCAATACTAATAGCACTCCTGGTACTGATGTTACCAGATGGCAGGCATTCGCTATCGGTGATAGCGCAGCACTGCTGACCACTAAGGGTGATATTCTCACTAGAAACGCTGTTGGTCCCACCAGACAGGGTATTGGTACACAAGGTACATTCCTGAGAGTATCTTCTTCTGATGAAGTTCAGTGGGAATATCCTGGTATTCGTACTAAGGTTTACTATGTTGACGCTCAGCAGGGTAGCGACAGCAATGTTGGTCTGACTCCTGACGCTGCATGGGGAACAATCTCTTATGCATCTACTGCTGCAAATAGAGTAGTTAATGTTACTAACTTTGTTTATGATGAGAGCTCAGGTGTCTCTACAGTTACTGTAGACGCTGGTCACGGTCTCTTTGAAAGAGGGGATGTTAGACTCGCTGGTATTTCCTTCACTTGTGCTACTGAGCACGCTGGTGTTACCACCACTATCTTCCCTGATGGAACACAAGGTTTCTACTTTAAGGTAGGGAGCATCATTGACTCCACTACCTTTACGACTAATGTGGGTCCTTCGACCATCGCTCACACTTATGTCTCTGGTGGTACTGTAACGGACGCCTCTCCAGTTATCCTGAAGTTGTCTGCTGGTGCATTCTCTGAGCAACTTCCTATTGTTCTGCCTAAGAACTTCTCCATTGCTGGTGATGTTCTGAGAGGTTCTACAGTTCAACCTGCTTCTGGTCTCTCCACTGACGGTGTAACTCCTAACTCTCGTCAGACGATGTTCTTCGTCTCTGACGCTACCACGGTTCAGGCAATTACACTCCGTGGTCTGGAAGGTTTCGATTACGATACTCTTGATCCTTTCAACACCGATAAATGGCAGATTAAGACTGGTATCGGTTCCACTGCATGTGGTGTCTACTTCAGACTGAACCCTGAGACTCCTATCCTTGAGCGTTCTCCTTACATTAAGGACTGTACTGCCTTCTCCGATCTTGCTACTGACGGCACTGGTCATGGTGGTGCTATCGGTATCTTCATTGAAGGTGGTGTCCACGAACCTAAGGCAAAACCTGCTGGTGAGGGTAGAGGTGGTAAGTCGATGGTATTCGACGCCTTTACTAACATCCACTCTGGTGGTGTAGGATTCTTCCTGGAAGACGATGCTCTTGCTGAGATTGTATCCTCCTTCACATACTACTGTGCCTTCGGTTATGTTTCCGACGACGGTTCTGAGATCAGATCTCTGTCTGGTAACAACTCCTACGGTGATTACGGTGCAATCGCTGTTGGATTCTCTACCCTTGAGGTTGCTAGAACTGGTTACCTGTACGGCGACAAACTGGAACTGATTGTTGGTACTCCTGTAGGTACTCTGGCAGTCGGTGCTACCATGCGTGGTACTCAGTCTGGTGCTCGTGCTGAACTGACTAACGATCAGCAGTCTGGTGAGCAAATCTACTTCAAGTACTTTGCTGGATTCGGTAACCCCGATGGTGCTAACGGTGCTGTTGGTGTTGGTACTACCGTCTTCGTTCCTGGTGAAATTGTTGAGGTTGACTCTGTTGGTGCTGGTGGTACTGGTTTCTTCCAGATTAAGTCTACTTCTAACGCTGTCTCTGGTCAGAAGGACATTCTGCTTGAGATCGCTGGTCTGAGTACAACACCTAAGGTTGGTGATGCTCTTGGATTCACCACAGTCGGTGCTGGACACTCTGACTTCACTACCTACATCATCAGAACTGTATCCAACTACAATTCTGGAACTGGTCGTGCTACGATCAACATTGCTCCTGGTAAGGGTTCTGCACCTGCATCGTTGGATCTTCAGGCATTTAACATGAGAACGAACTTCTCCAAGGTTCGTCTGACTGGTCATGACTTCCTTCTGATCGGTACAGGTAATACTTCACTGACTAACTATCCTAATGTCAATGAGAACAATGCTTCTCAGGGCAACGAGACCAATGTTAGAAACTCTGGTAAGATCTTCTTCGTCTCTACTGACCAAGGTGGTAACTTCAGAGTTGGTGACTTCTTCTCCGTTAACCAGTTAACTGGTGCTGCTACCCTGGACGCCTCCGCGTTCAACCTGGCAGGTCTGACTGAACTGAGACTGGGTGCTATCGGCGGTCAGGTTGGTGAGGCAGTTAACGAATTCTCGTCTGATGAAACTCTGGGTGGTGACTCTAACACTGCATGTCCTACTGAGAGAGCAACTCGCGGATTCCTGACTCGCGGTAAGATGGACAATACCTCTGGTATCATTGTTCCTCCTCGTGGTCCTCAGTCTCAACGCCCAACTGGCGTTGATCTCCTGGAAGGTGGTCTCCGCTACGATACTGACGCTAACAGTTTCGAGTTCTACAACGGCACAGCATGGTTGTCTATGGGATCATACGCTAATGTCGATGTCAGCGGAAATGGTACAACCCTTGCTAACAGACAGCAAGCATTCTGTAACACCTCTGGTGGTGGATTCACAATTACTCTGCCTGCATCTCCTGTTAAGGGTGACTCGGTTAGAATCTTTGATACTAACAAGACATTCGATTCTAACAACCTGACGATTGCTAGAAACGGTAACCCAATCATGGGCGACAATGCTGACCTGACAGTTTCTACCGAGGGTGCTGCTTTTGAAATGGTCTTCTTTGATGGCACACAAGGTTGGAGAATCATCACCGTCTGATTCTTGTACTGGGGAGGGCAACCTCCCCTATTTTTCGTTATGATTTTACTAAATACTAATAACGAACCACCATTTACGATATAAAGAGTAATGGCAAATTATCAAAGTTATAAAAAGATTCAGGGTGATCAGGCGATCATCGCCAATTCAATTGGACCTGCCCAGGTAACTGGCATCTCCACAGGTCTAGTATCTAAGTGTTATTTTTACAATAGATGCTGGTGGACTGTCAGTAATGGAGGTTGCTGTTACCTCTGGACTGTTCCACAAGGAACCACCACTATCCAATGGGAAGTCGTAGCTGGTGGCGGCAGTGGCGGTCCTGGACGCTGCTGTACTGGTGGTTACCACCCTGGTGGTTCTGGTGCCTATGGTACAAAGATCCTTCAAGCTAATAAGGGTAACTTCGCAGCAGGTTGTCAGTACACTATTTGTGCTGGTGGTACAACTCGCTGCTCCTGTTGCGGTTGCTGCACTGGTCAATCTGGATGTGGATTCTGTGGATGCGTATCCTATGTCCAAGGATCTGGTCTGAGTAACTTCTGTGCTAGAGGCGGTTCATGGGGTCACCACAAGTGCGCTAGTTGGTGCTACACTTGTAAGATGATTTCCCAGTGTAACTGGTGTAACAACGAAACTCTTTCCTGCGTCTGCAACATCTCGCAGGGAACCATGGGCGACTTTGCTCTTAGTGGTACAACCAGTGGTGAGGTTGCTAACCAGTACTGTAACACTGAGCACATCCCCTACGCTGGTGGTACTCCTGGTCCTTACAGTGTAACTCTTGCTAAGGGTCGTGCTAAGTGTGGTACAGGTAATGTTCGTGGTTGCTGCTACGGTCACTCTCTCTTCCCAGGCGGCGGTGGATTTACCGCTGGTACTGAAGGTTCCGACTGCTGGGGAGATTATGGTGCAGGTGGACTCGTCGTTCTGACCTATTGGCAGTAATTCTAAATATCACACAGGAGGACCAAAAGTAAAATGGCACATCACATCACAAGAAACTGTTTATACCCAGTCCCTACTGATTGGATGGGACAAGACCAAGATGATGATAATGTTGGATGTTGTTGTTATGAAGGACCAGACATCATTCGCTGCTGGTACTTCTTAAACGACGATGGAACTAAGAGTTCTAGACTTTCTAGAACCTGGGAACTTTCTGATCCTACATATCCATCCATTATTCCAGTTGATGTCTACGAAGTAGATCTGGATGCTACTAGGTATCCTCTTCATGCTTCTGCTATCCATGGTTGCATTCATGGACCAGAGTTCATTGAAGTACAGTGTGGACCAGCAGAAGATCCAAATCCTAAGATTGCGGATCCAACTCATCTGCATGAAGCATATGATATGAAATCTTTCTACTGGGATCCAAATGCCAATGATGGAGAAGGTGCTTGGAGCACCCCTCAATTCTCTACCACAATGAATGATGGTGTAGATGATGGATCTTTTGGTTGGGATTGGGTAAGAGAGCTTAGAAATAAGCATCTTTCTGGTAGCGATAATAGAATTCCTGCAGACGCTCCTGAAGGTTTCGGTAATGCTTGGAGAGAGTATCGCCAGAAGTTAAGAGATCTTCCTGACGCTTGGGCTGGTGTAGGAACTGCTACTCACCTGATTGTTTGGCCTAGAGATCCTGAACAGCAAGAGTTTGATAGAAAAGAGGCACTCGATCCCCCACATCTCAGAGAATGAAAACAAAATTGACCTTTTAATTTCAAGATTCTGGGAAAAAATTTCCCAGAATTTTTTTTGTCCTATACCTTTTTGAAACATGTTTGAAGTAAATGACGAACTTGATGTAAAGATCGCAGTAGATATCGGTCCTCAAAAGAAACGAGCAATAGTAGTTGACAACTTCTATAAGAATCCAGATGAGGTTAGACAACTCTGTTTGGATTCTAAGAAGATTACTCCAGAAGAAAATCCAGAATTGATTAGCAGTCTCCCTGGTAATAGAGTTTTCGTTGATACTCGTGAGGTTCAATACAATCTAGAGAAGGTATTCTTTATGTTGTGTTTTGATCAAGACCTGTGGCAAAGACCATTTGATATTGATTATTTTCAATCTGAATGGGATAAGACTGGATTCATGTGCAATGTAATCAATGATTCTACATTGCTTAGAAATCCAAATGGAATTATTCCTCATCAAGATTCATATCCAATGCATATGAATCTCAAAGGTCAGTTTGGATCTGTAATTTATTTGAATACACCAGAGGAGTGTGCTGGTGGAACTAATCTTTATAGTTTCAATGGGCAAATGACTCTACCCGATAGAGGTAGAACTGGTATTCCTGTACCAGATAATGAAGAATCAATGACAGAAGAAGAGTTGTATAGACATATCAAAGGTAACATTGATGTCTCTCCTGAGTGGACTATTGAACATGAATTTGAAATGGTGTATAATAGATGTATCTTGTATGAAGCGGATGTTCTCCATGGTCAAAATGTAGATCTAGGAATGTTTACTGACTACGATCGCATAAATCAAGTTCTTTTTATGTGACTAAATAATTCGTTGATTAAAATAGCATGAGATCAAAAGCATTCTTTATCAATGGTGGAGCGGGTCGAGTAATCTGTTCCATCCCTGCCTTAGAAAAATACGCTGAAACACATGACGATTTTGTAATCGTCTGTGAAGGTGGAATGAATTTCTTCCAGGCTCATCCAGTCCTGCATAAGTATGCCTATGATTTCTGGCATAAAGGATTGTTTGAGGACAAACTCAAGATGCGCGATTGTGTAACGCCAGAACCTTATAGAAGGTGGCATTACTACAATCAGAAATGTAGTCTTGCACAAGCGTTTGATATGGAAATCAATGGGGTAGATGAACCTAGAGATCTTCCTGCTCCTAACATTAAGATTACTAAGTCTGAGGGTATTACTGCAATCAATACTGTAGAGAATATCAAAGCAGAGACAGGTAAAGATAAGGTAATTGTTGTTCAACCTTTCGGTAGAGGTGTTACTGACGCGGGTGGATACATTTTTGATCCATCCTCTAGAAGTTTTAATGTCTCTGATATTTCAGAGATTATCAATGATCTGAAGAAAGACTACACTGTCATCGTGATGAGTGAGTTTCCTTTTGAAACTGGTGAAAGTCCTTATTCACATGCTCTCCCCCAGGTTCCAGATGTTAGACTCTGGGCAGGAATTATTCAGTGTGCAGATCATTTCCTTGGATGTGATAGTGTTGGTCAGCATATTGCTAAAGCAGTTGGGACTACTGCTACTGCGGTAATTGGATCTACCTTCCCAGTTAATATTTCATATCCTGGAGATCCTACGATTGATATCGTTGATCTTGGTGAGGGTAAAAGAGTCTTTTCTCCAATCAGATTGACTGCAGAAGACTATCAAGATATGAATAATGATGAATGCATGAGTATGACTAAAGATGATATTAAGAATGTCATCTCTCTCTGTAGAAAGAGACTGGGTAAACCAGTTAAGGCAGAAGTAAAACCTAAGAAAGAACCAGTAGTAAAGAACTCGTGCTGTGATAATCCAGCGCACAATCATAATAAGGGGTTTGGTCAATGACACAATGGATTGCAGGTATGTCGAGAGGGCACAACGGTGGTGTGTGCCTTCTGAAAGATGGTGAAATTGTTTTCAACATCGAAGAAGAGAGACTGTCTCGTGCTAAGTATGATGGTGCTCCTCTGAGATCTCTGCAACTTATCGCAGAGTATACTGACAAGTTAGACTATCTTGTCATGTCTCATACTACACCCATCGAGCAGCACAAAATGCTCATGGATTATTGTGGTAACGATCCTTACTATGGTTTGTTACGCAAGATGGGATTGCTTCCTACCATTGAAGACTTTGGAAAGAGACCTGATAATGTAATCGATCTTGCTCGTATGCATCATAGGTTACATGCTGCATCTGCTTTCTACAATTCTGGATTCGAAACTGCAACTGCTGTTGTTGTAGATGGTGCAGGTTCTTGGACTCAATTTGGTCCGACTGAAAAGTTTATCGAAGACTATTGGGAAACAGAGACCATCTTTGATTGTGCTTATCCCGCAAAGTTTGATACTAAGTATAAGCATATTGGTACAAAGTTTGCTACACCAACTTGCTATTATAGAAACTTTGATGTTGGTTTCTGGTGCAACTGGGGAGAAGATACTAATTACGAGTCTCCCGAAAATGTAGACCATGAACTCTTTGCTACACCTAACTCTGGTATTGTAAAAACTTACGAAGGCGTTACCGAGTACTGTGGATTCCCTGCTATTGAGGCAGGAAAAACTATGGGACTTTCTCCTTATGGTAAAGATCCTGGTTATCTGCCACCCTATTTTGTTGATGATGGTTGCATCGATGTTCAGGTTGCCAATAGAATGGTATTCACTCCATACTATCCTAATGGGACAATCTATAATCTGCATATGATTCCTGAAGTTAGTAACATGGACAGGGAAGAAGGTCAGGCTCTCTATGATCTTCAGAACAGAAAAGATGCTGCATATATGATTCAGAAGGAAACGCAACAACAAGTTGCTAACCTTATCAGAAAGGCAGTTAGAATGACTGGCAACAAGAAT